ACTGAAATCAATAACATTATCTATACTGTCTAGATCACCACCAGGACGATTAAAGTCAACATTAAATGTTCTTGGATTAACTTTTTTATTTAATTCACCAACTGTTTGATAACTAGCAAACAAATCAGCAACCCACTGATCTTCACCCTCTGCAAGAGCGTTAATCAATGCTTGACGTAGTGCTTCTTCAGCAACTTTAACTTGTGATTTTACGCTCATAGTAACCTCTATGTATTTACGATTTGATTATGAAGCATCATCGTGATTGTGAAATGAATTATACCACTCATCATCACTCATGTGCTCGGTTGAAGGATCCAGATCTTTGGCTGGAACAGCAGCAACTGCCCCACCATCTGGCTTCCTAATAATGAACTGCTTACCTGATTCAATAAGATCCATATACTTATCATAGTTACTTTCAAACTCTTCTAATGTTACTTCATTCATAATTGACAACAAATTTGTTCTCTTTGCATATGTTTGATAGATTCTTGACATCCACCTAAATGAATATCATTAAGAGTCAGTTGTGGGAAGGTTGACCCCTCCCCAAACTTATCATAAAACTCTTCCCTTGTAAAATCACGATCCAATTCATATGTTATGTGTTGAACTTCTTCCAACTCCATAACTTTTTTTATTTTCTCGCAATAAGGACAACCAGATTTTGAATAGACTAAAATCATGCTTTTAAATTTTTAAAATCGTCTTCAAAAATTGCCAGACCTGAGTCTGTCAAGACATGATTATACATCTTATCAAATACCTTAGTAGGTAGAGTAGCTACACTCGCTCCATAAGAGAAGCATCTAGAAACGTGATGAACATCACGTAAAGATGCTGCTAGAATTTTAGTTTCACATCCCTGAACATTATACAGTCCAGAGATAGCACGTACAAGCTCAACACCACTAAAGGAATTGTCATTAAGACGACCCACAAATGGTGAGATATATGTGGCACCAGACAATGTTGCCAATGCTGCTTGTGCTACTGAGAAACAAAGAGTAACGTTAGTCTTTACACCATCTGCAGAAAGGAACTTACATGCAATAAGACCCTCTCTGGTAAGAGGTAGTTTGATTGTAACTTCATCACCAATTGAAATGTATTGCTGTGCATTTTCAATCATTTCATCAGCATTTTTTCCATCAACTTCTGCTGAAATACTCTCAAAAGAAAACTCTCTTGAAAGAGTAGTAATAAAATCAAGATAAGAAACTCCTGACTTGCGAACAAGTGTAGGATTTGTAGTAATACCAGCAATTAAACCAGTTTCATAACGATCTTTAATCTCTTGATAATCAGCAGTGTCTAGAAAAATTTGCATGTTATATGGTACTTAGTTGACTCAAGGGTTCCATTTTCAGGAACTGTTCATTCATATTATAGAACAATTTATAGTTTGTTGTCAACACGTAATACCCTTTTATCTCACTACCATCACAATGATAACCATACCCTTTGAGAGGTTCATCAACTCCATCAATTCTGAAGCACTTAGTGCCATTTTCTAGGTAGTTGTGAAATTTCTCGTCTAGGTTGATCATCGTTCTTCGTAGGTTAATTTACGGACTTTCCGTTTGCGGCGAGCCTCTTGGTATTTTAGGTCATTTTCTGTCAGGATACCATGATTTTTAACAATATCTTTAGATTTTGTTAGAACTACCTGACCTAGTTCAACTGCAGAAATTGTATCACCTACAATTCTCATCTGATTTGAACAACCACAGAACTGAACCTTGCTAGTGCTGGTTAATTCTTTGTTACATATCTTGCATCTTGCCGTAATCAAAATAGTCCTTCCTATAATAACGTCCGAGTATATTTGAATTGTAAAAGGCAGGGGTTCCGTCTTCTAAAGATTCAGTTAGAACTCCTCTTGTGAAGAGTTGTTTAGTTTCCTCATAATTGACTCTACCTGGGGTGGGATGCGTTGAGAGGATTTCTCTTTTGAAATTCTCTCTGCCCACTCTTCCAATGTCTTGTTTAAGGTCTGCAGAGCTTCCGTAGTATCGTTTCCAATCTGATTCGCTTGTGACCCTACGCTTGCCACCTTTAGGTTTTCGTTTCTGGTAGAAATATTTTCTTCCGATGTATTGTTGACCTGTCTGGATATTAGTAATCCTGTAGACAAAACCGAACTGGTCGCCAATATCATCAGAAGTGAAAGGTTTACCCTCATATATCCAGGGGTTTTCGTAAACTCGTTCCTTAACCACTTGATCATAATATTACTCTTCTGTATTTAGTTCATCACCTTTAGGGAGTCCTAGTGTTTTGTATTCAAGTTGAGTCTTCAGAAAAAGAATCTCATCTTTGAGATATTCATTCTCTTTCTCAAGATACTCGCAATGTTCTTGGTAGATAATTACGCTCATATGGCTATTTATGGTTCATCAAACAATACTTCATTTATATATTGGTCTGCCCAACGTACACCAAAGTAAGCTTCTAAAATTTTCCTAGTTTTATCATTCTTCCTTTGACTATTGCAATAATCTGATTGTGCTAACCATCTCTGTTCTGCTCCACGATTATTCATAGTTGCTTTCCAGACAGCACCAACATATACATCTAGATATTCATTAACTATATTACAAAATACATCAATATCTTTTTCATCATCCAATCTTGCGAACTTACAGTACGGTGAAAAAATAGTACCCCATGCAGGGATCTCTCTATTGTGTTTAAAACTATAGTATCTACTAATATCAGCAATATCTTCATAGATTGAATGTTCTATACCATCTACAGGAGAGATATCAGTAATAGCAGCAGTAACCTTACTCTTAGTAGCTACAATATCAGCACCAAAAATAGGTAAATTAAACTCAGGATCTGGATACCAGATACAGTGAAGGATATCTAATGGTCCTAGAGTAGCAATTTCCATATGTACCTTACGTAACCCAGTACATACATGCATATCATTTTCAATGGTTAGTTTACCATCTTCTGTATCTTTGTAGACCTCTCTGAATTTATCATCAACATCCATTTCCTCTATGTTTGGTAGAGACTCTTGATGTTTGCGAATAATATCAGCTAGGTCATTAACTATGTGTCGCATAACTGAAAAAGAATTCTTTAATTAAAGTTTGTGACTTTTCTTTGCCAAATCTATTTGCCAAATATCCTGAAATAGGATCAAGTCTTATCATATACTTGTCAAAATCAATGTACTCTGAAGTGTCGTTACCAGTTGGTTGATTTTCATCCAACATATTTTTATAAAACCTTAGATATTTCTCAAACAATGGTAAATGTTCATCTACTTCATCTGGTTTACAGTATCTAACAACAATATTGTCAGAAAAATGATTACCTGGTTCAAAAAATCTATATGTACCCTCAGATTTAGGTAGCTCTGGTGTATAAAACAGGTATTTTTCCACAGGATGTTGAAAATCAAACACAATGACAACTCTCTTGTCATTCATTCCCATAAGATCCATACCAAAACAGGGTAAATTAGATCCTGTCTTAGGGTATATTATATTGTTATGGATACTGCATGATTTATCATCCCAAATTTCAATTTGTCTAGACTTGATAATATGATCACCTGTATACAAATCAGCAGTCAAGTTTACATTCTTATCACCAGTCCATTCAGCATGTCTTTCAACAAATTCTATATCAGGAAAGACATCTGAAACAACGGTTTTATAATTTTTCCAAAGATTCATTACTTAGTCCCACGGGTCTGGTATTTCTTGATAGATTCTTCCCACTCCTTCATGCTGCTCTGGCAATCTGGTGGCTCTGGATCTTTTATACCTTTCTTCTTCTTCCAGTCGTTGTGCATTGCTTGCATCAACCAACTTTGGGATAGACTCTTCGGTCCATTCATCAGCAATTCTCTGTTGAGTTTGCCGTGAGCTTTCATGCCTAGGTATTCTTCTCTCCACGACTCGTCTCGTGGTTCTTGTGGAATATCTAGGATCATAATTGAAAACCAGCGAAAGTATCTTTCTTAACATCTTGTTTAATGCTCCCTATCATGTACGATTCAACCTCTGTCTCCTGTGGTGCTACTTGTAGTCCTTTAGAAGACAACCAGTGTGCAGTCCAAGGTAATGGATTGTTTGCTAGTGGTGTATCAAATATAGGTTTCAATCCTATAGACTTAAGACGACGATTAGCAGTCCACTCA